TTGTGGCAGATGAGTACAGTTGCCTTATTCAATTCGTTCTGCACCACACCATGACCGAATGGTGTCGCTTCTATGTCGTTGTGGTCAAAGTATATAAGATGCTCACGACCTGTATCATCAAGCATACCCACCATAGTCAGTGAATTGTCTGGCTCAAATGGGTCAAGGTGTAGCTTACCGTTACGCTCTGTTGTTGTATTCTCTACGTCTAGTGTTAGTTTCATTTGTTATTCCTTTCAGAGTAAGCCTGAATATTACCACGAGAAAACAAACCCTGCAAGCTAATAAGAAACATCTTTGCGGCATTGTTGTCTCCACCATATACCTGCCGTTTACCCTTTGTGGTATTTAGAATTTTTCTTAGACTGTCTGTCTTGAATACTATAGTAGCGTAGGTGTCATCCTCAATACATAAGTTATGGAACCAATAGTCAGATTCTGTTGTCTGTATTCCACTAGGTTTACCATTACACTCATACTCAATAGCTATGTTACCAGTACGCATCCACATGTCACGTTCTGATTTAACTTCAATCTTCTTATCTTGTAGCATATCAGCTACTTGTTGCTCCCTTACTTTGCCATAAGATAAATCTAAGTCAAACTTCTTACGGTCAAACTCATTAGGTTCTAGTGCTTCATTCATCATACTGTGTACCTCGCTGTTTGATATTCAAGATTACAGTGAACACTACCGTGCCACCCACTCAATTTATTCTTAACAATATTAAGATGACGCTGAACATCTTCCTCATCCTGTCCCTGCACTGGTGGATTCTTAGCAATCAGTACCATTAGGTCAGCCTCTGCCGCTTTACCTGTACGTGAGCCTTCCATCATACTCTGATTAAGAATAATCTTACCTTCTGCATCGGCAGAAAGCTGAGACATATAAAATACAGCACAGTCATGTTCTTTAGCTATCTGTCTAGCATGAATTGCATTAGCCTTCAGAGCCTCGTCAGGACGCGCAAAGCCACCAGTCTTAGCAAACTTATCTCCCATATCTAGCAGTACCACATCAGGCTTGTATGCCTTACAGATAGACTCCACCCAATTCATGTCACGGCCTGTCGCATCTTTAATCCTGATACGTTCCTTGACAGGTGCGTACAAGTCACGAGCCTTAGTAGGGTTAGCTTTAATCTGCTGCATAGTCATACCAGTAGCGGCAGTAAGGTATCTAGCACCAACACGATGATATCCTTCTTCATTACACAAGATGATGCAGTTAGCACCCTGATGTGCAAAGCCACCCGGTGCGGCAATGATACTGGCGTGGAAAGATGTCTTGCCAGTGTTAGGTCTAGCACCAACCTCAATCAAGTGACCACCATTAACACCTTCTACCTTGCGTGTAAGGCTGGCAATATTGAATGTCCAACGTGCCTCAAGGTCATTACGAGCAAGCAATGTCTCAATGTCAATGTCGTCCCACTCCACGTTAAGATTAGGGGTGAAGTCATCACCATACTGTTCTAGCAAGTTACGAATGTCATTAAGAGTATTGGCTGTACCATTAACCATATCAAAGCCAAGGTTAGCTACATCCTCACCAATCACCTGCTGAAATAGCTTAGACAATACTTCTTGTGCAATGTCAGCACCCATAGGGTCTTCTTTCTTTACCTGACGAAACAGCGAGGAATAGGCTTCCTTCTGTGCTGTAGTCAGAGTTGGGTTGTTAGACATAAACAATGCCTCAATCTCATCTGGTGTAACTGTGCGATTATATGTCTGCATTGTCTTGTCGATTGTTTGTTTAATCTTCCTTACATCTTTACTAAACAAACGGTCAGGACACTTAGCACCACGATGTTCATCGTAAAACTCCTTATCCATTAAACTTCTAATTAGCGATAATTCCATATAAATTCTCCATATCTGTCGGGTTACGATATTTAAGGTCATCTGTTAATCGAAGGACACGAACATCGTTCACGTATCCTTTTAATTCTTTTGCCATCTGCAAATTCTTTGGTAACGCATCGGGGTCTAACGCTACTACTGCTGTTGAGAACTGTGCAAGATAACCTTTATGCGTATCAGATAACGATGTACCCAATAGCGCAACCCCGACAAAGGAACCGTAACCAACAACGGCTGCACTCACACAGTCCTCAACAACTACTGCGACTTTACCATGTCCTGAGACATAAGGCAAGCCACTATTTCCATATCGTTTCCATTTTGGTATTCTTTTACCTAGTGTTCTGCCAGTGGCATCCACCATCTTGCCATCGTGTATGACAGGAAATACAACTCTGTCTTCTTTCACATCATACCACAGACCTAACTCCTCTAAGTCAATGTCCCATTTAGCGCACCATCTTTCCATGTACAGGCCACCACTACGAGGTACGATGTACTGAGGTAGTGCAAAGTCATCAACAGCCACCTGCGAGCCTCCTGTGAGGCTTTTACGAATATCATCTGATGTCAGCCTTATCCTAGTGCCGCCTCCTACAATACAAGATACCTTGTAACAGTTCCACATAAGTTTACCCATGTTATTAGTAATACTAAAAGTGTTTACACCATTACATACAGGACAGTTCATTCTCTTACTGTGTCCATTAGGGATGTCATAGTCATCTGGATTTATCATTTATATGTTCCTTTATATGTATAGTTATATATATCTATAATAATATTATATATAAATATATATAGTTCGTTGCGGCGTTTGAATGCTTATATCATGCTTTCTTGCGTGTCGTCAAGGCTAATTCTGCACTTTTCAAAGTATTTTTCATGTATGGTTTTACACTAGCAGGATTAACGTGTCCTGTAACCGACATGATTTGTCCCATACCTACACCAGCCTCTACCATTTCTGTCACACCAGTGCGGCGTAAATCAGAAAGTCGTAACTCTTTAGAAAGTCCCGCCTCGTTCATTAGTCTGCGTCCATACTTAGGCAGTTTAGTCAATGAGTAAGGTGAGTACTCACCATTAATGGGATAAGGTCTTGGTGCAATATACTGCTGAAAACCGAAGTCTTGTTCTTGCTGTTTAAGCATATCAAACAAATCATTTTCAATGGGTAAATGTACATCCGCATGACGCTTAGACTGCTCAATCTCAACTGTCTGTGTCTCAAAGTCAATGTTGTCCCATGTAAGCATACGCATATCACCAAGACGCTGACACCATTCGTATGCCATGTGTGCGATAAGACCTATGTTACGGGTGCTAAAATCGCTGTAGGCTACCTCTAGCAGTCTTTGTACATCTTCCCTACCCCAAACAGTCTTACGCCTCTCCACAGTCCTCCTACGGATGTTTTCAAAGGGGTTGATGGTACATAGTTCCATACGCAACCCATGATTGAACATTAGCCGTGAGGCAGACATGATGTGATTAGCCATATGAATACCTTTCTCACACCATTGGTTGTATGCCTCTTTAGCTATACGAGTAGGAAACTTTTTGTAGTCGAGAGTGGACAGTTTAACACCGTCCACCTCTGTGTTTAACATTACGCTGATGTGATACTTATACTGTCTCTTAGTATCATCTCGTAAGTTCCTGTAATCATACGATTTATAGTAATCGTCTACTAGGTTAGTAACCTGTGGCATTATGCCGCTACCAGTGACTTGAACACAGGGCTGTCAACCCAGCCAGCTACCTCAACCTCACGCATGAACAGTGACTTAGATTGTGTATCAGTGCCAGTGTTACGCTGGGTGAAACCATTACGTTCATCCGCATATGTCGCATAGTTGGTGAAGGCAGAGTAGAGTGACCACAGATTGCGTCCACGAGTGCTTACCTCTTGATTATACAGCGTGTACATCTTCTCTGCCTTGCGGTCAGACTTCAACAGTGTCTCTAGCATAGCCTTAACGTCAACCGTGACTAGGCTAGTGTTTGCCCAGCGTTGCATCTGTTCTGCTTGTGCAGTGAAGTCCTGCTGAGACTTGTGCAGTTCAGTGATGAACCTGTCGAGGCTGAAGTTGCTGGTGTTCTTACGCATTACCTTGTCATGCTTGCCACGAATCTGCCCATTGAGACAGAAGAAGTCGATAGCACCAAAGATTGTGGTGTTAGAGCAAGTACCGTTGACACCATGCAGGGCAATGATGCGCTTCATCAGTTTAGTCTCATGCTTATCAGTGGCAATCTTAGCAGTCACGTTAGGCAGGGTCATGTCCATCATAGCCCAGCCATCCTTGTGTGCGCTACGCCAGTTAATCTGTGCGCCTTCCATGTCGTAGTCAGACAGTGTTTCTGTCGTAGTGTCCATGACATTGCGGAAGAAGTCACCGTGGTTGGCACAGGTAAACCCATTGCCTACGACACCGATATACTCACCTGTGTCACCATTGATAACGTACTTCTTATCCTCAACCTTGGTAGGCTCAAACTCTACGTTGAAGTCGAGATTTTCTGGAATCATATCAAACATAAGTAGTCTCCTTTGTATAAGTGGTAAATGATAGCTTGTTATATCAGTAATAATTTACAGAGTCAACCCTGCAATTATAACAAATATGATTATTCCTAGTATTAAATCCATGTACTACTCCCATCTATAAAATATGTGGTCATCAATTCTGACCGTGCGTGTCTTGCTTTTAGCCCACTCAGGATAGACGTAGTGGGCGTGGTAGTGTGTTGCACCTTCAACAAAGTCATCAAGGTTGCCGTAATACACACCATGAGCAATCATCCTTGCCTGTTCGTAAGCCTTTGTATCTCTTGGCTTATCTGACTTACCATCACAGTACCAGCTAAACTGACAGCGATGACGCACAGGGTAGTCCTCTGCCCATGAGTATGTTGGGCCTTGCTTAATGACATCACAGGGATTGTCAGGGTATCTGTCATCACGCACCCTGTTCATCACCACTTGGGCTACCGCAACCTGCCCAATGAAGGGCTGGTCACGGGCCTCATGGTATGTGTTAAGTGCTAGGCATACGAGTGCTGCTTCAATCATGCGTATATCCTTTGTATAATACCTATTATAACATGGATAGCCATCCAGCCTAGAGAGCCAAGCATACATGCTAACAACAGCATCTCAATGTCATCATGTGTGAGGTAGTAATGCTTTACCTTTTGCCATAGCTTATTCATGCTCACCTCCATTACCTCTGCCAAGCCCACCAAAGTAATTGGGCTTGCGTCTTGCTGTCTCAAATACACCTGCCGTGATAAACACACCACCAATCAGCAGGGCGTGGGCAATGGCACTGACACCAAAGACAGTGATTGACCCGACAGACATACCAAAGATAATACACCACATCCATGCCAAGACTTGCATTACCATGTGCCGTGTATTGTTGTGAGGTATGTGCGACAGTGGGTTGTACCTGCTGTCCATGATTAGTTTATATGCTTTAATCATCCTGTAAATCTCCTCTTATATCATGTGCTTTGTCATCAAGAAGGTCAGCAATATCATCAGCAAAA